ATGAGCAACAACGGAATTCTTGAGCACGTGCCCGGCCCGTATGTATCGCAGGCCCAACAGGCTCTGCCCGCAGCGGCGACTGCGGAAGACCGCGACTACCCGGTCGAAATCGACGCCGACCACGTCGGCCGCGTCCGCATCTTCTTTCACAAGCAGAAGGCCAAGCGCGGGAAATTTAGCCATTGGTTCTGGCTGGCGGTGCGGGCTGAGAGCGTCTGAGACCCACCCGCGCGCCTAGTATCGGCACACTATTGCATATTTCTCGCAACCTATTTCATACTTCCTTCCCCATTGTCTACTTTTGGAGGGTGCTGAAATGCATGAAAAGATCCGAAAGCAGGGAGTGCTGGCCGCCCGCAACGGATTGACCTTATGGGATTGCCCATATTTCAAAGCGGAAGAGATGCCAGGGCACACCGGAGAAACACTCAGCAGCTGGAAGGCTAAGGTTGATGCTTGGGAGGCCGGCTGGATGAGCGCAAGGAAAGGGACAAGGCCCCCGCCACGTATCATGAGGTCCTTCCTGGAACGCAGAACGTAAGTCGGTCCCAGCCAGTGCGCCCCTCATGGGGCGCTTTTGTTTGGCACTCCTTGGCCGAGACGTACGCCGCATGCTGGATGCCCTTGAGCTCAATGCCGAGGTGACAACCGAATTGGTGGAATCGCCGCGCAAGCTGCGCAAGGGGATGGCGCCGCGATAGGACGCGGCATACCCTATGAGCCGCGAAGGAATAGTTACACTTGGCACTTCTGTCCACAACTGAGAAATTCAATGACTCAGACCAGAACACATGCAGATCGTCCCGGGGAATATCAAATGGTCGTGGTGCTAGATTCGGCCGTGATTAAGCCTGGCGCAAAGCTGAGTGGAGCTATTTTTTTTTCAGGGTATGGGTTCATTGAGGAAGCGAAGATGTACTTTGTCGGCCCTGAGGATCTCAGTTCAGGCAGATGGCACACGGGTTTCAGCGCGACGTGCGTTGAAAATAGATTCCATGTCACGCAAGGAACTGCAGAAAAACAAGCCACGTCGCATTTCGTGCTAAACCTCTCAACAGAAGTCCGACGGAGGGATACTGGCCAACTCTTGCTGACGCCGTTCAGTCACAGCGACCCTGACGACGAACACTCGCCAATTTTTTCGGAGACGCGTAAGCCAGGCCCTCCGGCCTCCTTTTCGTATCAAATCCCGAAAACTTGCCCCCCAGGCAATTACAAGCTGACTACTGTTTTCACCTACTTCAATGGTCAGAACTGGTCTTCGAATCGACTCGACACACCATATACGGTCAGTTCGTTATTCCAACGATATGAAGCCTGGGTCGCTGGAATAGCGCTGACAGCCGCGGTCTTTACCATAATCGCTGCGATCATCACTATCGTTACCGCCGGCGGCAGCGCCATGACTGCAATCTTTTCCGTCTTTCGCGGGTTTGGACGTTGAACACCTTTCAAGGTTGAGCCTGAGGGATTTCTACTGCGCCCGAACCCTCGCCTGGCAGGCCGCTAACTGAGCGGTCACCTGTCGGATCCCCGAGCGGAGGGCGAAATAATCCGATCGAGCAGCTGGATTAAGTTCGGCGCCGGCTCCATGACCCACGCCGGCGGCGGCTCCGGCTGGGGGCACTCCACCGCCGGCGGCGGAACAGGCGGCAGCGACGCGCAACCGCTGGCGCCCAGCATCAACATCAGCCCGAAGGCCGTCATCTTCGATTTGCGCACTGCGCAGCCCTCCATACGCGGCCCACTCGGCCCGCGCGTTTCTTTCATTGATCTCGGTCACGGCGGCGTAACGCCGCTGCAGAATCTCTCGCGCCGCGCGCTGGGCATCGGCTACACGTTCAGCCTGGTCGCGCTCCCTCTCAGCCAACTCGCGGCCGTGGAAGGCATCCAAGATGAACCAGGCTGCGCCGGCGCCCAGCAACACAGCTGCCGCGTATCCTCGCCAGCCGGCCAAAGCCTTGACTGCGGCGGCGATCATGCCCGCCCCTTCCAATCGCGCGGGATCTGGAAATGCGGGCCGTCTTTGAACGACTTCCAGTCACCGCCCCACTCCACTGGCACGCCCAGCTCAGCGGCGCAGGCCTTCACCACCGCGGCCAGGTCGGCAAAGCCCTGCCAGTTGTTCCAGGGAATCGCCCCCCCCACCAGCGGCGCCAGGTCGACGGCGTGGCCAAGCCCATCCGCCTGCGGCAAGTGATAGCTGTTCATGGACTTGCTGGCACCGCGCGTGACGTATTCGCGCTGCTGCGCAACCGTCCGGACGCCCTCCACCACAGTGAAGTCCACCTCCGTGCGCCGGATGGCCAGTTTCACGACGGCCACCAGATCGGGATGCACGCCGACCAATCGCGTCAGGCTGCGCTGCGACAGTTGAAAGTTGCTCATTTCGGATCACCTCCAAACTTGAAGGAAATCAGCCTGCGCGCCGCCAGTTCCAACACCTGTTCACCAAGGATCCCCAGGGCCGCGCCAGCGCCCACCACCACCGGCATAGGCGCGTCCGGAAAAGGGATGTAGATCAGCGCGGCAACAGTAGCCACCGCGCTGCCGAGGATCGTCCGCCCGATGACCACACGCCAGGAAAGGCGCTCGGTGCTGGTCAGGGCTCGGCCGACAGCGATCAGCGCGCCAATGCCTGCCAGCCAGGCGAGGTTCTTTTCAAATTCGTTCATCCCATCTCCTATGGACGAAAAAAAGCCCGCCGAAGCGGGCTAGGTGCTGTGCGGCTCCCTGCATCAAGCCGGGGGCTGCGGCCAATCGATGGCCTGCGGGAAAGTCGGTTGTTGATCGATTCGATTGAGTGCCACGCGGTATTGCTTCCAGGCCAGCAAAGCAGCCCGCTCTTCCGGCGTAGCTATCTCTAAATCGTCCGCATCCTGCAATGGTGCAATATGGACTGCTGCCTCGCGCAAGAGCGCATCGCGCTGCGCGAACGCCTCTTCAGGCGTCAGAGTGGGCGGAGCCGGTTTAACAAACTCGCCGTCCTGATACAGCAGGCCTTCGACAGGCAGCGGCGCCATGCCCGTGATGTCGATAATCAGGACATCAGGGTGAAACGAGGGCGGCTCATCGGCGTCGAAGACCCAATGCACCAAGCCATCCTGAATTTGTGCGTATTTCATGATCACCACTCCACCACCAGGAAGCCATTCGTCCCAGACGCGCCGCTGCCTTGCGCCCCGCCCCCACCACCTGCGCCAAAGCCAAACGCGGGCTGACCATTGAGGTTGCCTGACCCTTGGCCTCCCCCATAGCCTCCTGCCCCAAACAACGACGCACCACCGCGGCCGCCCTGTGGCTGCGACAGGCTAAGCGGGTTGTATTGTTCGCCCCGTTGCCCTGGCATGCCGAGTTGTCCGGTAGTTCCAGACACCCCGCCACCGACTCCGCCCTGCCCCGCGGATATGCCGCCCGCCCCGCCATTCAACGTCACATGAGTACCAAACGACGTGGAACCGCCCGATGCTCCGGTGCCGTTGGCTGTCTGCGCGCCACCGCCTCCCTGACCAACGGTGACCGGAATCACATCCCCCGGCGTAACGTTCAATCGGAGCTTGAAGCACGAGCCCCCACCGCCGCCGCCACCCGCGCCACTGGTACTGCCGTTGTACGCCCCGCCACCGCCGCCACCCCCGCATGCTGTGATGTACAGAACGCTGACACCTGCAGGCACGACGAAAGTGCCGCTCGCAATAAACGCCCAGCTGCCGCGGAGAATGCCCATCGCGCTGACGAGCTTGGCAGGGGTCATGGTCTTCGTATCGTCGACCAGAGCCAGAGCCTCTTCAATCGTTGCAATGCCCTGGCTCATTGGCACCCAGCCCGCGGCTTCAGGCGCCGGCACCGCCGTGTTGTTGTCCACCGTAGATCGATAGACGACTGTCCCCACCATCACTTGCGCCCCATTTGGCCAACCGCCTGGGACCGGCTGCCAGATCGCGCAGCCCCTCATCTGGATCTCTCCGAGGCCTTCGGTGATCTCTCCCAGTATCCCGTTCATCTCTGCCCTGCCTACCGGGCGGTAGTTGGCATTGTCATTGGGCAATTCGTAGTCCGGAGTCCAGCCCGTCTGCAGCGACACTTTGCCATCGGGCTGATCTGCTGTAGCCAGAACCTCCTTATCGCCTGTAGCCGCAAACGGCGTCTTATAGATTCGAGTAGCCATTTATGCTCCGAAGTTTCCGTTTTCAAAGTTGAGGTGGTTCGGGCCGAAACCCCATGCGGGCCGCATCTGCACGGCCCACTTGATCCCGACCGTAGAGGGCCGGGGGAGGATGTCTGTCTTTTCCAGCAGGCGCCGCAGCCGGTAGTCGGGTGTACTCGAAAACATGAACGTGACCGTCGTCATGTCGTAGTTGTCGAACACGAAGGCCGAGCCGGCTCCAAAAACGCTCTCCAGCGCGCGATTGATATTGGGCGCGGTGGGCCGCATGGTTATCTGGAACCAGCGCAGCTTCAGCAGCTTGCGCGCCGACTCGATGTCAAGGCTGACCTGCCCGTCCGCAGCGCGCCCGAAGTTTCCGTTGCCGAAGTTCTTGTTTGTCGGGCCAAACCCGAAGACCCCTTCGACGCGACGCGGTTCGCCTATCTCGAGCGAGACACCGAGAATCCGCGCCCAGACCGCCAGGCCGAAGTCATTGGCGGTATCCAGATCGAAGACGTAGCGATGCCAGTCATGCCAGAACTTTTCCTGCTGGCTATCAAGCCAGGCCTGGTCGTTCCTTGCCAGTGCCACAGCGCGAGGCGCGCCCTCGTACTGCCACAGGATCGAGCGCATCAGATCGACCGAGAAGTCGAACGCTTGAGTTCCGCTCATGAAATCACCACCTGAATCGAGCTACGTTGCGTCCGCGCGATCTGGTTCGGAGCGATTACCATCGTGTCGGCCGACCAGGTGCCTGAGCCGACAACCGACAGCTCGACCTTCTTGACGAAAATCGACGGCTCCTGCTGGTTGATCGCACTGGCAATCTCGAACGTCGACACGTCGCTGCCGACCACGAAACTCACGTCACCATCGATCTCGCCGTTCACGTAGTTCATGACCAGATCTGGGACCAGCTGCTGCACATCGAGGGTGCTCGACCGCACGGTGGCTCGGATCAGTAGCGTCACTTCCTCCGGCCTATCGAACTTGACTTCGTACAGGCGCCCGTTGACCGGGTCAGGAACTTGCACCACGACAGCCCCGTTGTACCCGCCGCCCACGGTCTTCGTTTCGAAGAGAGCCTGCGCGACCTCCATATCGGTGCCGCCCTCGACGCAAGCCCAGATGCTGTGCTTGCGCATCGGGATACCGTCGACGACCCGGTCGACATCCTCGTAGTTCTCGAGGTAGTAGCAAGACCGAACGGCCTCGATGTCATAGAGCCGCGACACGATGGCCTCGTTGATCGAGGTGGTCTGCAACGCCAGAGTCTGGGCACGCCGGCGCCGAAGCAGGACGTCATTCTCTTCCCGCTGCCCCGGTATCGCCGCTGAGGGGTTCGTGATGGTCTCCCATCCCAGGACGCTCGACGCAACGGTATTCAGGCCGCCGACCGGGACGATGATCTCACCATCCTCCAGCGCGCGGAGGTTACCGGCGGCGGAGCCTGCTGCATCGAGAACCACGGTGGTCACCAGCTCGAACTGCTCGCCCTGTTCCGTCTCCGCGATAGACCCGGCCGGAACGTTCGTTCCTGGCACGCCACCGAGCACCGCGCCCACGATCAGCGATCGGACGCTGCTACGCCGGCGCCCTCCGGTCAGGGCTATTAGCGAGTCCAAAAACACGCCGCCGGAAAGGGCCGGGTTGATCTGGTTCGCCAGCTCGGCATTGTTTCGGGCAATTGCGTCCCGCTCCTCCGTGATCCGGGTGATCAGCAAGCCTTGAGGCGTCGACGGATCGGTCGGCATGTCATCGCCGAACACCGCTCGGAACTCGGCTTCCACCTGCGCGCGCGTGGTGGCAGTGTCCGGGACGATGACGCCGCGGTTGACGATAAAACTGTAATCAGCCATTAATTGCCACCGTGCCGTATGTGGTCTGTAGCGTCGCCGTGTACTTCAGCGTCTCGCCCTCGACCTGCGTGTCCAGAGTCAGAATTCCGATGACGTCCGGCGTCTCCAGCAGCCGGCGCCGCAGCGCCGCCTCGAACTGCGCCAGGTTCGGCTGCTTGCTGAACGCCTCTCGCAGGAAAGGGATGCCCTCGTCATAGGCGTGGATCATCTCGGCGCGCGCCGTGCCCGCGAAATGCTTGGCCTCCTGGGCCACGGCTTGGCGATCGCTAACCATAGCCAGATTTCCATTGGGAAGCGTCACGAAGTCGTTGTCGTCGTCCGTCTGAAACGAAATCATCCTGCGACCCCTCCTGAAGTGTTTGGCCCGTTCTGAACGTTCGTATGACCGTGGCTCTTGTCGATGCGCACCCCGTCATGATCCATGCCGTGGTCCGCCTGGATAGGCTGTTCAAAATGCGTCGGGCATTTCACCGTCATGGCTTCCGTCTCCACGACAAACTCCCCGCCCTTCAACACGATCTTGCCGTCGTGCAGGGCCAGGCAGGTGGTTCCGTCCATGGACTGCAAGACCAGCGCGTCCGAGTTCTCGCCGCCGATCGCCCAGTCCTTGACCGTGTCCGGAAAGAACATGGCGTCCGAAAACGAATGCAATCGCTCGGTGTTCGGCCAGTCCTCCCGGCCACCGCGCTGAAACATCAGCGACACGTCCCGGTCGTTCGCCTTGAGCCAGCCGAAGTCCCCGGGCTTGATCGGAAACCGCATGAAGAAGCCGCCGCCGCCGAAGCGAAACACCGGAATGTTCGGGATACTGCCGCGGGATATCTTCTGCCCGTCTGTCGTGCCGACCATGATCAGCGGCTTGACTATCGCCCGGTTGGAAGCATCGTCATAAGACACGACCTGGGCCGGCAGCATGTCGTCCAGGTTCTCGCGAATGAACGACCGGATCCAGGATTTCAGGACGCCAGACAGGCTTCCATCGTCCGCGCCGTCGATGTCGGGGGCTACAGTCGGCTGCATGTCGCTTGGTAGAAGAATGGGTCTTCGTGGCTGGCCACGTCGAACTTGAGTTGATCGATCTTGTAGTCGCCGTTGAGCGACCGGTTGAACTTGCTCTCCAGGCGCAGCGTGCCGCCCAACACCGACTCTCCGTCAATCAGGTAGGTCACCTCCACGCCCTTCTCTGTGGCCTTTGGGATACCCACCATGCCGCTGTTCATGTTCAGTATCTTGACTCGGCCGCGCACAGCCTTGTCGAAGTCCTGCAAGATCAGCCGGGTGTCGTCCACGAACGCCCGTACGCCGCCCGCCTCAGCCAGGCGGTTCACCTGCCCCAGCGCGCCGCCGGTGTAGGTGTAGTTCGCGATCAGCTTGTCCAGCGCCTGGAAGTCGAGCGTGGCGCCGATGTCCGTGGCCACGGCCGCGGCGATGGCGGAGAGCTTCGACGTCGCCTGCGCACTCTTGGAGACGACCGTCCCATTTGCCGCGTTGCCCGTCTTGGACTTCAACACGATGTCGACGTCAGGGGGGCTGCTCGGCTCCGCGCTGATGATGTCGCCCGTGTATACCTTGAAAAGGCCGGTAGAGATGCGCCCGACCTCAACGACCAGCCGCTTCGGTGTCCGGTTCTTGTTGAACGGGCTGGTCTCGGTTAGTAGGAAGTCACGCGTCTCGCGGCGCAGGTTCGAGATGGTCACTGTGCACTCGTTCTGCGTTGCGTTGGCGTACTTCGTGCCACTGGCCTTGATCCGCATGCCATCCACGGCGCTGTAGTAGTTCATCCGGCCGGACACCTCGATTCCGATCCGGATTGCGCGTAGGTCAATCATTGATGCCGACCTCCGCCGGCTCCAGGTAGATCAGCGACTGCGACCGCCCGAACTCCTCCCACCACGGCATTTCGCCGTCCCGGGTCAGGATCGCGAAGTTTCCCTGGTGACTCAGGTATCGATACGGCAGGATGGGAAACTCAGCGACGATCCGCTGCCCCAGGACCAAGTCCAAGCCGTCGCGCCGCACGTCCGCCAGCATCGTGCCGCGCGCGACCTTGATAGACAGCTCCCACAACACGCCATTGATCGTGGCAGAGAGGGACTGATTGGGGACCATCAGTAGGTCTATGTCTCTCACTTAAACACCTCGCTCAGGACGCTACCCTGTCGCTTGGATTCCTGGGTGGTCTGCTGGCCTCGCTTTACCGTGCTGGACTGACTCTTGTTCTCGACCTTCGCCGGTGGCAGCGTCCCAAACTTCGGTTTGACCTCGATCCATTCCTGCATACGGATGGGCACGTTTACCGCTGTGCCGAGCTCCGGTGTTTCATCATGCGGGATATCCACGATGAGCATCTTTTCGTAGGACCGTACCTTCGTCTGCACAGTCACCAATTTGTTCTGCTCAAACGCCTGGCGCAGTGATTCGAATTGATTCCGCGTGTCGTCCAGCAACAGAAAGTCGATCTGGATCTCGGTCAGCTCGCGCACAACGTGATCGGACCGCTCGGTCCCGTCCTCGACAGCAAACTTCGTAGCGCGCTTGGACTCTTTCACCGCGACTCGCATCGGTGCTGCGGATTCGAACAACACTTGCAGGCTATCCGCGTCAAGGATCGCTACCCGCTGCTGGGTGGATGTCGAAAGGCTGTCTGATAGCTGCATTACCGTTTCACTCCGCTGGCGGAATCAGCCTGCAGGTTTCTGAGTTCGTCCTTGAGGCCGCCGCCGATGGACTGGCTGATGCCCTGCGCGTCGGTCGCCTGCGTCTGGACGTTGACCTGGCCGACCTGCACGTTGGTCTCCATGTGGGTATTGCTGGCGTTCGAAATCGAGTTGGAAGTAACGGAATTGACCGGATTCGCCGCGGCTTGCGTCAGCGAGTCCTTCGCCATCCTCACGGCCTCAGTCGTGTGTGGCTCCGCCCGAATCGGGTTATCGGCGGCTGCATCCAGCGACGCCTGCGCCGCCTTCATGTTCTCGGCCGCCTTGGCCTCGGCCTCCGAGACCCCCTTAGACACAGTGGTGGCAGTAACCTGAACGTCATCACCGCCTCCGAAGCCCAGCCACTTTCCGATGCGGGAAATGACGGAAGAGACGCTCTCAAACACACCGCTGATGTAAGCCCACGCGCTTTTCACCACGCCGACGACACCCTGGAAGATGGCGCCAATCGACTTACCCATGGCGGCGAAGGCGTTGACAGCCCCCGAGGCGAAGGCCGTGACGGACTGATAGGCGCCCGCCAATGCCGCCTTCACCCATTCGAAGGCGGCCTTCACCGCATCTGCCAGCGTTGTGACCGTATCGCCTACGCTGGCGCCCATGGCGGAGAACGCACCCGCCACTTGGTCCGGGAAATCCTTGATCGCATCCCAAGTCGTCGCGATGGCGTCGACCACCCACCGGAACGCCTCCATCACCGCCTCGGCCATCGCCCTGACCGTCTGCCCGACAATCGGGTACTTCTCCGAAATCTGCCCGATGAGCGAATCATTCCCGTCCAGGAAGTTCATCACGTCGTCGTACAGCAGCGCGAACAGCGCCACCACGGCGGCGATCGGCGCCGCCACGGCCAGGAACGGAGCAATCAGGGCCCACACCGCCGCGGTCGCGGAGATCACAGCAGGCAGGAACATGGCCGTCAGGATCGTCGTCAGACCGATGAAGAAGCCCTTCACGAATGTATCGTGACGACTCATCCAAGACACCACCGAATCCAGTTTCTGGATGAACCAGGTGATGGCCGGCAGTATCCAGTCCACAATGCCACTCGCAGCCACACCGGCGCTCTGCTTCAGCTTGGCCAGGGCTTCCGAGTAGACACGGACCCGCTCGGCGGACTCCTTCGTGACGACGCCCTGCTCCTTCTGCACGCGCAGCATCCGCTCGACTTCCTGGCGGCCCTTCAGCAGTAGCTCGACGGACCGGTTGTCGGTGATACCCAGTTCCTTGATCCGGAACACCGCTTGCTCCCGTCCCATCCCCTCGACGGCGCCGGCCAGGTCGATCATGCCCTGTACGGCATTCTTGGCCTGGCCTTTCACATCCTTGAGGCTGATGCCCAGCGCCTTGAACGTCTTGGCGCGGCCGGACTCCACATCTTGCAGCGCCTCGCCGATGGACTCGGCCATGTCGGTTAGCGAATCGCGCGCGCCCTGAGCATCGCCGCCCATCCGCTCAATGGCCTTGCCGAACGCATCCACGTCTTCGATCGCCACGCCCAGCGCGTCGCTGGTATTGCGGATCTGCTCGACCGTCTGCACGTGGTTGTTGAACGTCTCCAGGGCCTTGGATGCAGCGACCGTGGCGAGGATGGCGGCGCCGATCCGGGTAAAGGCCCCCTTGATCTTTTCCTCCATCATGCCGGCGCGCCCTTCGGCGGTCAGCATCGACTTGCCGAACTCGTCGGTCTTCTGCTCGGACTTGTCGATCTCCTTGTTCAGCTTGGAGTTGTCCGCGTCGATGATGTACGTCAGGGCGTCCAGCAAGGCCATGTCACTTCCTCTTTTCCGCTTCCATCGCGCGGATCTCGTTGACCTTGTTGGTCGTTGCGATTTCCCAAAGGTCCATCGCCTCTTCCAGGTCTATTTCGGTTTTGAGCTCGACGAGTCGGGCGAGGCCTGAACTGACAATTGATCCAATAAAGGGGTCAGCATTGGCATAATCGAGTGGAGACACTTTTCCAGCAGGCAATCGAGGAAACCGCGCTGCCCGCCGAGTCCGAAAAAACCGGTGTTTTCCTCGATCATCTCGATCTCCAGCTTCATAAGCTGGATGCCGTCGTCGACATGGTTGTCGATCAGCGCCGCGGTGGTCAGCCGCTGCTCGCGTCCGTCCAGATCCACTGCCACATAGGCCATGAGCTTTTTCATGACCTCTTCGGACGTCTGGTAGTCGCCCAGCTTGGGGATGTTCGAGAGCGGATATTTGGCGATCACCTCCCGCGCCACCGTCGCCGGCAGGCGGGAAATGGTGAATGCCTTCTCCACGCCGTCACGGTTCTTGACCATGACGACGCGAGGCTTGATCAGGTCTGCCATGATGGGCCCTTACGCGCGAGTACGGGAGAGGTTCTGGAAGGCGAAGGTGTAGGACTTCGACTTGATGCGGCCGGCGGACGCCGGCGAGTTGCCGGGCATGCCGTTGGTCATCTTGCCTTCGCTGAGGGTGAGGCTCGCGCCGTCCGGATAGGTGGCCACCAGGGTGATCTCGTCGCGCGCGTGCCGCTTATTCTTGGCGGCGCGGTTCGCTTCGAAGATGACCGCGAGGTTGTTGTCTTCTTCGCTGCCCGGGATGACGTTGATAGTGATCGTGATCGGCGTCGGGGCGCTGAAGACCACCAGATCGCCGTTCACGTTCATGGCGGGAGTCGCGATGTCGATCGCCGGGATGTCGAAAGGATCCGCGTCGTCCGCGAACGCGGTGATGGTGAACCCGGACGGGAAGGACTCGCTGGCCACGCAGCGCACGGCTACGCCGATAGCGGAAGTATCGTACATGTCTGATCCTCAAAAGAAAGACGGCCCGCAGGCCGCCCAAAATGTTGTCTTGCCCGGTCAGACCAGGTTGTGCGAGCCGTCGACCTTGCGGACCATGTCGCCCTTCGAATAGACCAGCGTGTACTTGGCCGTGTACTCGGTCACGCCCGACTCGCCCGTCTCTTGCTCGATGCTGACGTTGCACCAGTAGCCGTTGTCCTGCACGTCGTGCCAGGCCAGCGGATCGTTGGTCAGCTGGGTGACAGCGACCTTCTGCAGCTCGGTCAGCGTCTTGCCGATCAGGATCGTGCCGTTGTTCAGCGCCTTGTTCACCCCACCCTGGATGATCGCCATGACCATGCCGCGGCCGTCGTTGTTAGCCGGAATCTTGTTCGTGGTCAGCAACAGACTCATCAGCTGGGCCGTCATGTACGCCTTGAGCCATTGCTCGTTGGCGTGCACCGACATGTCCAGGGGCGCCGTCGCGCCGCCCATCAGGTAGCCGCGCTGGAAGAACGAGATCTTTTGGCCCGCGCTGGCCGTCTGCCCGTAGTAGTTGACCCGGCGGGCGTCATAGAAGTCCGCCATCTGGTCGTCCGTCACGTCGGACGTGAGCGTCACGCCGGATTGTCGGAACATGTAGTTGATGGTGGCGTTGGTACGGTCGTAGTCCGTTGCCGCCATCACCGCCATCGGCAGGGCTTCCTTGTACTCGCCGGCCGTGCCGTTCAGGATCAGACCGTTGGAGGCGGTGCCGATCATGGCCGCGTTCCAGCTGTCGGCCGTCACCGAATCCACTGACCAGTACATCTGGTACTTCACGTTCTCGCCGGAGACGTACTCCGCGAGGGGGATCGCGTCTTCCAGGTCCACCGCAACGCCGAACGACGCCGAGCCGAACGAGTCGGTCACATTCTCCGCCGCGCGAAAGGCCTCCAAGGGCGACATGGCGACAGATCCTGGCGAGCTGATCGCCTGGGCACCTTGCAGCGCCAGCATCGCGCCGATATCGCTGCCGGTGGCCGGCGACACCACGATTGCGCCCGGGCCCGTCGCGGCGGACTCCACCGTGAAGGAACCGGCGATCGCGTCATAGGAGACGGTCGCAGCGGTTCCCGTTTGGGCCGTGGCGGCAGTGGCGATCGCGGTCGTGACCAGCTGTGCCACGTTCGTCAAGCTCGTCGCGCCGGACAGGTCCACGCCGGTCAGGGCATAACTGAACTCGCCGACCTTGATGTTCATGCTGCCGGCGGAAACCGCTTGGAAGTCCGCCAGGCTGGCCGAGATCCGGTAGCCGTACACGCGAGCGGGCCGGGCCACGTCGGGATAGGCTGCGAACTGGAGTTCGGGCGCCTGCGAGGCGGGCGCCGGGCTGACATAGGAGAAGTACTGGCGCGCGAACGCCGCTTCAGGCGAGTCCGAGCCGAAGTAATCGTCCGCGCCGCCCGGGCGCACCGAAACGATCTGGCCGACAGGCACGCGCGGGTCAGTGGTGAAGCGCCGGCCGGTCAGTTGCTGTTGGGCGACGGCATTGGCGCCGATCACCGCACTGATGATCCGGACGTAGCGAGTCATCTTGATGGACATGTCTTTTTCCTCAAATGCGATGGATGGCCGGTGCAACCTGCTCGAAGTGCGCCGTGGCCTGGGTGATACTGCGGTGGTGGGTGAAGATGACGGTGAAGTTCGGGTTGAATTCGAAGTTGTCACGCTCGTTCACGAACGACGGCGTCACAATGTCTGTCGCGCGCTGCACGCCGATGCCGGCCGCTGTCATGGCCTGCGTGAACCTCATGGACTGCAGCAGGCCGCGGACGATGGCCAGGACGTCGGAGGCCAGAAGCTGCTCCGGCGCTCTCAGGTCGTCCTCGACGAAGGCCTGGAATTGGTACATCGACTCGTTGATCTGAGATTCCGTCGCCGTGAGCGCGGCGCCGTCATCGCGGTACTTGCGCGACTGCCAGCCACGCTTGCCCCGACCGACCGGAAAGAAGTAGATGCCGTCGTCGACGCGGCCCTGCTTCGTCGGCTGGAAGGCCGCGAGCACTGGCAGGGTGATCCCCTGCTCCGCCAGCAGCGACAGCAGCGCGCCGCGGATGGTGGACTCCAGCTGCTTCTGCTTCATGCTGGCCCCACGTCGACGCAAAGGATGCCGCGCCAGCCGTCCTGCGTGTACCAGTCGGCACCGCCCACAACGTCATGCCGGCGCCCGCCATAGATCAGCTGATCCGGCGCCGCGCCGCGCTGCACGTTTTCCACTGGGTGGGGCGTGTACAGGTTGAAATAGCGCTTAGCGGTGTCCAGGCCCAGGTCGCGAATCGTTGACTCGCCGACCGGCTGCCACGATCCCTGGATCGGCTGGGGCAGCTCGTACTCATTGACCAACTGCCCGCGCGCATTCTCCGTGCGAGTCTTGAACTTGAGCCACACAGGCGTCTGCTGCGCGATCACGCCGGCCGCCAGGCCAAGCAGGTTGATTCCTGGAATCACGATTTATCCTCCACGACGTGGCTGACGGACTGGATCATCTGGCCGGTGTCGACCAGGGGCTTCTTGGATACCCCGGGCGTCTTCTTCCGGGCTTGCCGGGCTTCCAGCGTCGTCTGCTTCAGGGGCGGCGTCGTCAGCAGCGAAATCGTTCGCGCGATGTCGCCGGCAGACCGGGCACCCAGAGCCTCGAAGGCCTGGCCGACGTCGACCTTGCCGTCGATGGCGTCGCGCACAGCCCCGGCGATCTGCCGGCCCCATTCGGCCTTCTTCTGTTCAGCGGTGGGGCGCATGAACGGCCGGGCCGGGATATTTCCCTGGGGATAGCCGTATTCCTGGATGGCGGCCACGTAGGCGACGGGCGTCCCGTCCGGATACTTGGCCTCGGGGAAGAAGCCGACCCGGATCTGCTTGCCTCCGACGTCCTTCAGCGTCGCCTGCAACTTCTCGGTCCCGCCCTTGCGCACCACCTTCATCGGAATCGTCCCCCGCGGATGGACAAGCCGCCGACGTTGCGAAACGCCGCGCGCTCTGGCAGCCCGCCGACGTACACCCCGCCGGCCGCGCAGCTCTTGGACAGCGCCAGGAACTGCTGGCCGTAGGGCGTGAGGTTCAGCCAGTGCGACCAGGAGTCGGTCGCGGGCGGTGCCTGGAACGACACGCTCACCTTGTCGATGGTGGCAGAGGCCAGCGCGCCGGGCGCCCCGCCATTGCCCGACTCGGCGTTCAGCCGCAGCTGCAGCAGGTGGGCCGTGATCAGCATCCACAGCTGCTCGTTGCACTGACAGCCGCGCCCGCTGGTGTAGCACTGCGCCCATTCGGCCACGGCCATCACCACGTCATCCGGGACAGCGCCGAACATGGGGAACAGGATCCGGAACTTCGCCAGCGGGAAGTCCATGTCAGGCCTCGGCGTCTTTGACCTTGGCGCCGCCGGCGTTGCGCTTCTTGGCCGTCTCAGGGGTATCCTGGGCGGCTTTGTCCGCGGGCGCCAGGTTGCGCGCAGCGAAGGTTTCAGCGTCCTGCTTGTCGTGGCTGGCCGAAACGAAGCCGTTATTCGAATGCGCCTTGAACACGATGTTCTCCTGCAGCAGGTTGAACTCGTCTTCCGAGACGGCAGTGACCATGCCCTTGGGCGTCACCAGCTGCTTGTTGGCCACGTTGGCCTTGCCCGTGACCAGGACCGACTTGCCGTTCTTGAGCTGGTAGCGCTGGTCGTTGCTGAGCGTGCTGTAGATATAGATGCGAGACATTTCGACTCCAGAAATGACAAGGGCCGGGTTTCCCCGGCCCTCTGTTCAGTGCGCGACGATCAGGACGCGCTGATGGTCCGGCGGGCGAACGCCCAGGGGCGCAGCACGAAGATGCCCGCCGTGGCGTTGATGGCGTCTTCGATGTAGCCCTTGATGCGGTTCTCGCTGCCCAGCACCTGGTAGCGCACCGGCACGGCCTGGATCAGGCTGGCGCCGGTGATGTCCGACTCGTCCTGATCCGCGGCGTTCTCGACGAACAGATAGGCCACATCCAGGCCGCCGTTGGCGTCCTTGAACTCGGCGGTCGTCACCACGCGCACGTTCGGGAAGTTTTCGTTCAACCATTGGCGGAACGTCATGCCCGAGGCGGCCGGGCTGTACACGCTGAAGATCGACCGGTAGCCGGTGGGCAGGACCAGCACCAGGCGGGCCGTGTCCTTGAGCTCGCCGCCCATCTGGATTTCGAGCTGGTTGTACATGCCAGTGAACTCGGCGACCAGTTGGTCGAAATTCGCGGTTAGCCACGGCGTGGTGGCCGAGACGAAGGCCGGCAGGCTGGGATCGTTCAGCAGGCCGTACACGTTCGTGTCGGGCTGGTTGAAGCCGTAGAAGCCCACCTGGTTGCGGCTGATGTCCAGCGACTCGGTCGCGGCGCGGCGCTTTTCGTCCGCCGCCTGGTAGCCAATGGCAGCCTGGCGGGCGTCTTCCAGCTTGCCCACCTGGAAGCCCTGTTCGAAGCGCACGATGCCGCGCGATTCGATGGACTGGCGGTAGTCGGCCAGCGGGATGTTGGTCGTGTCGCCGTACAGCTCGGCCTTGGCGGCCGGCTCAGCGACGCGCAGGCTGATCAGGTCGTCTTCCCAGCGACCGACCGTGGTGATACCCGCGATTTCGTCGATGTTGCGAACCTGGGTGACGACGCGCAGCGTGCCGGGCAGCCAGGTCTGGAGCATATGCGAAAGCATCGCGCCATTTGTGGTGGCCGGGCCGGTCAGGGCCGAGTCCATCGCGCGCAGGCCCACGCCCAGATTCTCCAGGTCTTCGAAGCCGACCTTGGCATCGCTGCCCAGCTTGACGGCGCCGCGCTGGAGGGCCAGGCGGCCGCTCATGTGCATGTGCACCTTGGATTGAGTTTTTGCCATGATGTCTTGTTCCTTTGATCAGGGCGTGACGGGCGCGGTCGGCAGCTTCACCAGACCATTGAGGGCGATCACCGCCAGACGCGGGGTCTCGGCGCTGGGCTCGTGGCGAGCGATGTGGGCGCCGGGGATCACGGTTCCCGTCTCGCCCGCCGAGATGACGCCCGTGGTCGTGTTGAACGACACCGGGTCGCCTATGTTGCCGTCGTTGCCCAGCTGGACGTAGACCTCGCCCATGGTCAGGAACTCGCCGACCGTGGCGTTGCGTGCGTACTCGACGTCGATCGCATAGGCCTTGGGGTTGATCATGATGCCGGCGAACGCGCCGGCGCCGCCCACTTCGACGTCGTCCGTGCCTGCCTTGTAGGTGAAGGCGCGCCCGAAAACGTTGTTCGCTTCGGTGGCCGAGTCGATCACGGCCGATGCGGCGCGGGTCGGGCCATCATGGCTGATGTTGCCGGGGATACCGGACAGCAGGGTCGTGCGTGCGGTGTTCGGGATCATTTCTTTTCGCTCCAGAGCTTGGCGGCCGTGTCTTCGGCGCGCACGGTTTTGGAATCGCTGACGATCTTGTCGGCGTCGGATTTGGCGGCCTGCAGGTAACCTTGCAGGACCGCGAGCTCGGCGCCATCCTCTGCCTTCAGACCCAGCTTCTTGACGGCGTACTTGGCGACGTGGTCGGCCGAAACCAGCAGCGCGCTGTCGAAGGCGCCAATGAACGGCGTCACGCGCTTGACCAGCGCATCGCGGTCGGCGATCTGCTTGATCACCGCAGCGGCGTCATTGGCCTTGATCTCCGTGCGCAGCGTGCCGATCATGCCCATGACCTGGGCGTCCGCGGCGCGCGCGGCGATCTTGTTCTTGAGGGTGCCGAGCTTTGCCATGGCGGCGTCCAGGGCCTTCCGGCTGTCGGCCGTGGGGGCTGCCTTCACAGCTTCGGCAGCCGTCTCGACTTCCTCGAGGGCGGTCTGCACTTCCTGGATGGCGGCTTCGGCCGATTCGACGGCAGCAGTCGCCTGCTCCGCGGCGGCGGCGGTTTCCTCGACGGCATCCTTTTCTTCCATCGTGACCGCGCCGGGGGCCGGCGGCGTCTCGGCATCGGCGCCGGGTTTCTTCTCCAGGTCGTCGTCCGAGCCAGCGGCGGCGGTCTGTTCCGCCAGCACCTGCTCGATCAACGCCCGAATCTGTTGGAGGATTTCGGGGGTCAATTCCATTTTGATGAACTCCGCTGAGTCGTAGGTGATTGTGAGGCAGTCCTGTACAGCCACGTCCGGCCCCGTCCTGCCCTCTTTCACGGATGCCAGATGATTGAATCGAATGTCGCGCTGGATGGCGTCGTACCGCTGCCCATCGAACACGCCTTCGCTGAATTCGTATCGACAGCGGTAGCTGGGCGAAAGCTCCACCTTGCCGCGGTCGATCAGGTTCTGCATGAATCCGGAGTAGGCCCGGATGCTGTTGCGTATGTAGGGGTAGTCGAACCGGGCAGTCTCGCCTGTCGTCCCCTGTACGCCCTTCTTCTCCGGCGGCGTCCCGTCCTTACCCAGGAACTCGTGTTCGTCGATCCAAGGCACCAGGTTGGCAGATGCGATGGTCTCTGGCTTCTCCAGTTCCTCCTGCGGCCGGTACACCTGGTAGATCCGGTCTGCGTCCGGCGCGCCTATCTCCCGGCCCAGGTACGGGAATACCCCGACCTTCGTGATCGGGTTGTCGCGCACCAGCAGGTAGCCGTTGACGTCAGTTTGTCGCTTGCTCATCGAGGTACTCGGTAAAGTCGATGACCGGGCGCATGCGGCACCGGCAGTTGATGAGCTCGCCAGGGAAGCCGCGCTGCCCGGTCCGCTTGTCAATGATGGGCGGATTGTCCATGCTGAACGTCTGCCCGTTGTATTGGACGTGAAGTGACCGAGGTTCGGCGCCGCCTCCGCTGTGGATCCATTCGAACTGCTTGACGCCGGCAGCCTTCATCCGCTCCTCATTCATAGCAGACGTGATCTTGCGCGTCTGGTCGACGGCGATCAGCTTGGCGCGGTTCCGGGTGACCTGATTCAGATTCTTGATCTCGTCGAAGACCTGCCCGCTGCCCTGCGCGCCCGACTGGATCGACCGCATGACGATGCCCTGGATCCGCTCCTGGAACTGCGCCGGGATGCTCTTGATCAGCCCGACGTTCTCCGCAGTGCTGGCCAAGATCTTGTCGTACAGGCCGGCGGGCATCTGGAACGTCTTGATGGTCAGCCCGCCGGACATGTCCCGCAGCGACGCGCCCAGGTTCTGCTTCGAAAACCTGTCCACCTGCCCGATCGTGCGGTTTGCGAGCGGGCCCGCCTTCTCGGCAAAGGCCTTGCTCCACTTCCGTCCCAGTTCACCCAGGATGCGGCGCGCCTGGGTGGTCACGCTCTCGTCCTGGGTGATTTCAGGGTTGCCGCGGTACAGCCGGCGCAGCGCCGCGTCGTACTCGGCCAGCATGCCGTCAATCATCGACTCCATGCTGGCGCGGTACCGGCCCTCAACGGCGACCGGATACGCCAGCGCCGAGCCCTTGAACTGGGTTGCCTGTTGCTGCTGCCCCCAAGCCTGGCGCCGCTTCGTTACCATTTTTTTCGGCATCTACGAACTCAGCTTCTTCGATGTTGTGGTAGTCGCCCTCGCGGTCTTCGCGTAGACGGTCGCGGATGTCCTCCGCGTCGATGGCCCCGGTGTTGAACAGCACCCCGTCTCGGTCTGCCTTGATCTTGTCGATCTCGGCCCATTCCTTGGCGGTCGGGCTGTCCACCGGCATCCACTGAATGGCGATGTCGGCCGGTAGCGTGATGTTTTCGGACTTGGCCAGCAGCCGGTAATGCGTCTCCAGCAAGGGGGTCATATCGTTGGACTGAATGCTCTCCAGGTCTTCCCGATACACCGAGCGCTCATAGTCGCCCGTGGTGTTGAAGCCCTTAGGCTGAGTGCCAAGCAGCTTCGTGGCCGGCACGTTCGCCACGGAGGCGGCGAGCTGGTACTGGGTCATGATGACCGTGTCCACGTCGCCCAGGGCGGTGTCGAACTGCTGAATGGTCTCCTCGACACCGCCGACTCGGACGCCGTAGTTGTCGCGGTAAGCGACCCACTCCGCCAGGTTCTTCTCCAGCGCCTCCCGATTGGTCAGGGCCGCATCGCCCACGCTGAGCGACGTCAGTCGCTTAGTCATCAGGAGCTGCGGCCCTTCGTTGGCGCTGCGCTCCGCTGCGTAGGCTCGCTCCATCATGCGCTGAGGAACGCTCACGCCCAGGTAGCGGTAGTGTGGCTTCAGATAGTCTGGCACCGGGTACGGCACGAAGATCCGAAGGTGGGACTTGTGGTAGACCCGGTCCTTGATCTTCCAGAAAGTCGGCTCGTAGTAGCTCTGGCTTGCCGGGTCGTTCAGGTTGTCCTCGGTCAGCACCGGCGTCACCCAGTTCGGATCGATCTGGGACATGCCCCGGTACGTGCCCGCCTGCACCCCATCCAGATTGAACGGTGCCTTGTAATACTCCTCGGGGTTGGCCGCCTCGACGTCGAACAGCACGATCCGACCGCCATACACGCGTCCGAAGTGCACCAACTCGCGGAGGTGGCGCTTGACCGCGTACTTCTTGTCGCCGGCCATCAGCCGAGCCGAGGTCTCGTCCGAACCGCACGTCAGCAGGTAGCCATTGCGCACCGCGTCGCGCGCGGGCATGTTGCACGCCTTGTCGATCAGCCAGTTCGTGGCCAGCATCGCGCAGGCCTGGTAGCCGATGAAGATGCTGCCCGCCGCGTAGAAGCCGAGCTGCGCCTCGTTGACCGGCGTGAAGCTGGCCGTCTTGGGTGTCGGGCGCTCGCCGATGTAGCCGTTGTCGGAAGCAACGGTCGGCGCGCCGGTGGGCTGCTCAAACGCCGGCATCTCGAAACGAGTCTGCACCTTGTCGCCCAGGGGATGCGTGGAGAACAGGCCGCGCCGCTTGGGCGCCGGCGCTGGTTCTTGGCTCCGTCGGAACAGGTGGGAGAGAAATTTCATCCGAAGAATCCGCGCTTGCGCTTAATCATGGGCTGCAACGCATACCGCGTCGCGTCCATGTAATGGTTGTTGGCGTCCACGATGTCCGTCAGTACATCGCCCGTCAGGCGATCCACCTTGTAGCTGTACAGCCTCGCCTCGCGCAGGGTTTGCACACAGCGCGGGTGGATGACGATTTCCTTGTAGGAGCGCAGGTGGGCAATACCATCCTCGACGCTTCCCTTCCACTTCTCCACGCCTTGCAGCCGCGGCAGGCTTGCGCGCTGGCCGTCCCTGCCCTTGCTCTTGACGTGGCTGATCGTCTCCGGCCTGGCCGAGTCCGCACGGGTCACGTGCTGCTCAATGCCAGGCAGGCGGGCGATCATGAATTCGGCGATGTCGTCGTTCTCGAGCCCAATCTTGCCGGCCTCGTACTCCACCCACAGCCGGTGGTCATGCACCCACAGCTTGACGCCCGCCGTCGGGTCTTGGCTGAAGCCCCAGTCCAGACCGAAGTACGGACCATCCCAGCCGGCCGCCGGGTCGAACTCGGCGACCCGGTACTTGCCGGCCAGGATCTGCGCCGCGCTGTTCTCGCGATAGGCGCCATCCCAGATCCAGGCATACGTTTGATCGTCCAGGCGTTCCCGGTCGTTGCGGCGCTCCTGCTCCAGCACATCGGGGAACCACGGGTTGTCCGTGTAGTTCAGCTCGACAATCTTGGAATTGGGCGGCGGGTTCTTGACGAACCGGAGGTCCGTCGGGCTTCCACCCAGCTCCGGGTTCCAGGTCAGCCAGACCTCGGAATCGTTCTCGCGGACCGTCGGCAGCAGCTTCTGGTACGCGATCTCGCTGACGTTCTCCGCCTCGTCGATCCACGCGATCAGCACCCGCGCCTTGGACTTGATGCTGTCCAGGTTGTGGCGCAGGCCCGTGAAGGTATAGGAGACGCGACGGTTGCGCGTCCGAATGAACTTCTCGCCGATATCGAAATAGGCGTCCAGCCAGGGCACAGAACGGATCGCCTGCTTGACCTCTTCCATAGAGGAGTCTTCCAGGCTGTTCATGTACTCCCGGCCGCACAGGATCACGCCCGGCACACCAGCCTGAGCGAACATGTACGCCCGCACCGCCGTCATCAGCGCGAAGCTACGCGTCTTTGCACTGCCCCGGCCGCCCTTGGCCCCCCTGTATCGTGCTGGCCCGGAGAACACCGGTATCAGCTTAGGGGGGAGTTGGATTTCAGCCGTTGTCACCTGGCGCAACCAGTTGGATCGTTGTGGGCATTGTGGGGATCGGTCCGCCGCCAGGGCCGGAATGCTCAACGACTTGCTTGTCCATGCCCAGCAGCTTGGCTTTGCCCATCGTGGCGGCGACAGCGGCGGACGACTGAGCCGTCTCCGCAGTCAACGCGGCTTGGCGGGCCTCTTCCAGCTCTCGCAGCAGGTCGTCCACGGTCAGCTTGTGGCGATCGGCGTGGTCGGCCTGCAATTCCGCGACCCTTGCCGTAATCTTGCCGTTGTCCAGAAGCTCCTTCGCCTTTCGGTTGACGGAGTCCGGTTTCATCTTCCCGGCGTTGTAGGCGCGCCGGTATGCCTCGGAAGCATTGCCCGTCTCCACATAAGCAAGGGCAAAGGCCTCCTGCTTTGGAGTCAGGGCCATATCGTTGTTCCTTGAGGGTTGTCACGCCCATCCGACTACCCGCCGAAGCGAGCTGGGCGCCGCGGTTCTCGTCATGCTGGCCGCCGGCGACAAGACCGGAAGAAGTGTCCCGCGCATTTGCCCCTGCGCGGGCGCCAGGCCTGCTGAGGCGACTCATGGGGTTTTGTCTGCTCTTGCAATACGTGTACCGAATCATTATTGTGAGCCGGCCATCAAACCAATGGAGGATCTATGGCTCGCACTTTCAGCACGGCTTACGACAACATGCCGGATGGATTCCAAAAGCGCGTTGAAGCAACTCTCGAGGCCCAATCGCTCGCAATCTCTGCTGCGCTCGCCTTTATCGCACGCTATGCGAAGCATGATGAGGCGTTGGCACACATCCAAATGCAGTTGAATGGACTGGCGCAAACCAACAAGCAGCTGTACCCGATGAATGAGCGCGATCGGCTCTATGCGATGCAGCATATCGGCACTATCTTTGAAGACGCGGCAAAGATGAAGGATGTCGAGTTTCCCTGGGACAATCCGTCCAAGCAACCCGAGTAGCCATTAAGAAAATGCCCCGAAAGGAAGTCCTTCCGGGGCACACGGTCACTTATCAACGGCCTCGCGATTGCTCAAGGCGCAAGAGCCCGCACGTATTGTCCCGCTTCTTGTCCCGCTTTTGTGGGGCTCATGTCCCGGAAGCGGGACATGGAGTATTCGGCGGATGCGCCTGATACCTCCGCCGACTGCGTGATCGACACCGCGCCGGTCGCGATCAGCGCATCCAGCACGCGCTTTACCGCTTTACGGGCGGCTTCACGCTCTGCAGCGGTAAGCAACCTACCGCGCGTGGCATGGCGTACCAGCTCCCCTACTCTGAAAGACCGAGCGGGGTACGCTTCCATCAGATCGATCACCTCGTGCGCGTACTTCACGCCAGCCTCCTTTCGACCTGGCTGCGGAACAGGCCCAGGTACAGCTTGTATTCGGTTTCAGTCAGGGCCACGCCCGTGGTATTGGCGATCCAGTTGCGAGCCGCCTTGATCCGGGCCCGCGCGTCTAAGTGGCCGAACATGGCGTTCTTCTGCGGATACTCGGCAATGATCACCATCCGCTCGTGCCAGGGGAGCGCCGCGTGCATGCTCTCCACGACCAGAGCATGGTCCGTTAGGATTGGGCGATGGTCGTCTTCCCAGGACACATAGCCCTCCATGTTCCCCACTGTCGTCCCGGACCACGTCCAGCGGGCCCAGTTCCAGAGCAAATCGTCGCCGGTCAGGCTATTCATCGGCCACCTCGTAGCGATTGCATTTCTTCCCGTAGGGCTTGCCCTTCAGGCAGCGGGTGATCGTGTCGCCGAAGGGAGTCTCGATGGCCTTGGCATGAGCACAGCCGCCGCACGACCGGTTCAGCGCGGCCTGCTGCTTGCTGATCACCACCAGCATCGGGTCGCGGAACTGCCATTTGCATAGGTCGGCCATTAGCAGCCCTCCTGATCGCGAGCCTGAATAGTCAGCGCTACGCCAAGCGCAGCCCAGGCGTGAGTGCTGACGCCGTAGAGCGGGCCCGGCTGGGCCTTGGTGCCCACCTGAGGTGTTGCGCCTCCGCCGGAACGCGGATACAGGTCCAGGATGGCGCGGCGGATGTTCGCGTCCTTTGCCTGGGTGGTGCCGCATAGGTGCATCTTCACGTCTTTGCGGTAGACCAGTTGCACCGACTCGGGCTCATGCCAGGCTTGGATGAACCGGCCAATCCACACGCACGTCTCGAAGACTTCACGCCCTACCGGCATCCCATAACTGGCGATCATTTCGATAGCCATCGTCCGATACACACGGGTGGCGACTCGGTCCAGCATTTCGGCGTTGGGCAGCACCCCGGATGCAATCACGCGGCCGCCGGCCAGCACGCACCAGCCAGACTCTTCGGGGCCCGGGTCGATGGCGAACGTACCGACCGTACGGCCCGGAACAACCTCCGTGCCTGCCAGCGGATCCAGAACAACGTCCATTTGCTTCATGCCGGCACCTCACCGGCTTCGCCCTTGGCGCTCTTGAGCATGGCCGCGATGGCCGGCGTGGGCTGCTCGCCTTTCGCAATTCGCTCATCCCACTTGTCGATCCAGCGCCGGGCGTTTCGACCGGTCTGATCCAGCGCCTTGTCCGCTCCCATCCTTTTCAACGCCGCGGCCGCTTCCGCCTTCGTGGCGAGGGTCTGGCCGGGTGCAGGCAGCGCCTGGCGCGGCTCGGGGATATCCGGCCACGCGCCTTTTGCCAGCTCGTCGCTCAGGGTCTTCTCCCAACGGGACTTGATCGATCCGTACGTGCTGCTCATCAGGTCCACAGTGCTGACGCCGACAGCGGCCCAGTACACGGCCGGATGCGACCAGATACCGATCTCGCCCCGCTTTCGTGCGGACATCCCGCGCACCGCCTCGTGGTACGCCACCTCCGGCGCCATCCAGGGGCAGCACAGCTTTACGAATTCCGGCAGCGTGGGCGGCCATTCACGTGTCATGCAGGCAACGAGCCCGCGGCGCACCTGGGCCTCATCGAGGCCGGCCAGCTTTTGGTTCCAGGAGTCCTTCAGCTCGCGGGGCGTGAGGCCTTCCCACTGCTGGGCGAACTTGGCGCCGTACAGCAGGTGCATCTCGTTCACCACGAGCGCGCCCAAACCGGTTTGAGCGTTAGCTACTTGCATCGATCACCCCCATGTCAATTTCCCTTCGTTCCTGGCCCTCAGCCAGCACATCCCGCAACTCGGATGACCACGCGGCCCGCCGCTGTGCCGCGGTAGGCGGGCTAGGGCGCGCCTGAGCCCTAGGCGGGAAAAGCCCCTGGTAGCCGCCGGCGATGCTGTTGGCGATCACGTCCCGCGGCTGATGGCCTTCGGCCAGGTAGCCAGCCAGTTGCTGCAGCTGGCGCTTGGCGCCCTCCTCCGTCACCGGCTTTTTGCGGGCTTTGCGGTCAGCAACCCAGCTTTGCCAGTCTTCACGGTCGAGCCAGTCGGGCAGCTCGATCGTCGAGGCGTCGAATCCGTTCCCCCGCTTGCGGGGGTTAGGGGGTGTTTGCTTTTCTTCTTTATCTTTATCTTCTTCTTTATCTTTATCTGTCGTGACTTCGCGTGACTCGTCGTGACTTGCGCGTGACAGTCCATCAGAGGCAGCCTGCCGTTCGCGTTCGCGCTGATCTCGTTTCCTCTCGGCGGCAGATTTGGCGCGGGTTTCCGGGTTGCCAACGTCTTCCCTCTTCGGCTGGCGCTTGTCCCATCCGGTGAGCCTCTCCCCATCCAAAACGCGGCCCTGCATGGCATCGAGGATCGCCTGAACATCAGCCTCAGTCACGTCCAATGCGCTGGCGACGTCTTCCGCCGTGACATCAACGTGACCTCGCGTGACGTTGCGTGACGCATCGGTCATGACATGCAAGGCCACGGACAAGACAAGCGATATCGGCTGGCCGGAGGCTCTCGCGATCGTTCTCCACTTGGGATCGTTCGGCATGTCGTGCCAGAGCCGGAACCATTCATTCGCCATGGCCGGCTCCGTATACGGTCAGGTAGCCAATCTCAGCCTCATAGGGCCACTTACCCAGGACGATCAGCGACAGGCGCGTTTCGATAAAGCCGGCCTCCCAACGCGCGACCTTTTCTTCGTAAGAAGGAAGCCGGGATTGGTCGACGTAGTGGTGGCACGTGCGGCATCCCCACGCAGTCGCCCAGTCGTGGGCCTTCAGCCAGCCAGCCTTGCCGTGCCGCGACTGGTTCGAGTGGCAGGCAACTACCGTCGCTACATCCCCACAACACACGCCAGGGATGGCAAGCTTGCAGGGCATCCCCTTAGCTAGCTTCAAGAGTGCCGGGTTGCGATACATCGTCTTGGTGGACCGCGCGGTCTTGCGCTTCGCAGGCAGCTTGGTCGTGCCGCGTTTCATGGGCGCCTTCGCGCGCAGCGGCGCCGACCGCTTAAGGGTAGAGTTACGGATCATTCGCCAAATCCCTGCAATACAAGCTCCAGCATTTCGCTGGCGCGCGAGGCCGGCAGATGCGGCCACATCGTCTTCTGAGCGTGCGCCGTCCGTAGAAACGCAACAGCATCGTCGTGGAACTGCTCCATGTCGGCCTGCTCCAGCTTGGCGTAGCTAATCGACCGCGGAACCGGGATTACGCCGCCCTTCGGGCCGGGGTACCAGTCCACGAAGCCGCTGCCGGTTTTTAACCAGTCCCTAAACGCCTTGAAGTCTTCGAAGCGTTCTTGTGCTTCGAACAAGACCGTCTCCATCTTCATGTGCTTGCGGTGGTACCAGCCTAGGCGCTCTTTGTGCGTGGTAATCGACAGCATCTCGCCGGGTTCCAGCCGGACGATCTGATTCCAGAGGCGGCGCCATTGCTTGCGCCCGCGCTCACCCAGGCCGTCAACCATGCCGAAGATCATTCGGCGCGCGGCTTCCTTTTCCTGCTCGGACGCTTGGGCGGGTTGCTGACGAACCAAGGTGATATCGGCCATGTCAGCCACGCCTCCGCGCTTCAACCTTCGGGCGCAGATACTCGTAGGCAAACTCTTCATAAGCCTCGAGCTGCGCCTTGCTCACCACCATCGAGTCCAGCGGGGCGAACTGCCACCCGATGGCGGCCATCAGATGGCACACCTTGTCCAAGTCGTCCGCGACGATGCGGTTCACGGTGCTGGCTGATGTGCCCATGAAATCCGCTGCACGGGCCTGGGTGAACAGTGAAATCGCGCTGCCAATTTCGCTGCGCAGTCTTTCAGCGATCTTGCGTGTGCTTTCAACCTCATCGGGAGAAACTGATTGCGTGCTCATCGAGTACTTCCTTATGAACAAAGAGCGAGGTGTGTTTCGTGACCGAAACGGAGAAGTTGTTGATCAGCGCCCAGGACTTGGCCCGCCGGGTCTTTGAAGATCCGAGCGAAAAGGCAGTCATGGACTTGTTTCAGGAGCTGTGCGCCGAGCGTGACCGCATGGCGTGGGCGACCGAAGGCCGCGAGTGCGCGACGGTGCATTGACCTCATGACGCAGTCGCCTCTGCTCGTCGCTGCCGCTTCGGCTTGCGAAGCACGTCCCATCGAAAGCTGGGCAACAGTTCTTCGCAGCGCACGCCGGTGGCCTCTTCAATCAGCGGGCAATGCTCGGATGGGAGCGGCCGCTTGAGGTTGACCCATTCATGAACGCTGACAGGCGTCACCTTGAGGACGCGAGCAAGGGCGGCCTGGCCGCCCGCGATATCGCATGCTCGGGCGAGGGATTCGTGTCGTTTTTTCATGTCCATGCCGCATTATTAGGCGTCGCCTAATGCTTGTCAATAGGAATTGCCTAATGCGGCTCTACAAGGCGAAAGTTAGGCAATGCTTAATGGAACTGACCTCGGAGCTGCCATTAAGGCAGCCATTGAAAAGAAGATCGCCAGTGGGGCTGCGCCCTCGCAGGCTGCGATCGCACGTCATTTCAATGTCAGGCCACCCTCGATCCATGACTGGATCAAGAAGGGCTCCATATCCAAAGACAAGCTGCCGGAGATGTGGCGGTATTTCTCGGACGTTGTGGGGCCGGAACATTGGGGCCTCAAGTCCTGGCCGGATATGGGATCACCGGCTGCTTTGGAGCCGGCGCCCGAGCACAAGCCGTGGCCTTTCAAGACGATCCCTGAAGACCAAATTCACGAACTACCTGAGTCGCAGCTCAATGCGCTAGAGGGAGCAATTGCGCTTGCAATCGCCCAGATGAAACTTGGGATACAGGTGTCGCCGCGACCGCCCGCGGCCCCGGCCGCCAACGTCATTCCATTGCGCGCACACAAGCCGGGCGGCTTGGTCGACATGAACCATGCCGACGACCCCTTCCCCATGCGGATCCAGGGCCTCCCCCCTGCCCCTTGGGAAGGTGGAAATACAACACACCAGGCGGAAGCCAATCCGAAGATCCGGATCAGCACCCAGACTGGAGTAGTGGCCAATGTCGGTCCAGGCGAGCCGTATGCAGCGAACGACAAGTTCGAAAAGGTGCCTGAGATGGCGGACGTCCGCTTGGCCGCTGGCGAAGGCATCGAGAACCTCCTTGAGGAACAGACCGGCGTGATGCACTTCCGCCGATCGTTCCTGCGCGCAGTGGGCGCAGATGCGGGGAAGGCCCGTGTGGTCTACGCCAAGGGGAACAGCATGGAACCCGTTATCCGTGACGGAGCCGCGCTGCTCGTCGTGCCCAATGAGAGCCTGACCTTACGTGATCTGGCCGCGGGCGGGGTGTACGCCATCAACTACGACGGCAAGATGATCGTGAAGACGGTGACGCGCGACCGCCTGACCAAACAATGGGTGGCGCGCTCGTTCAACCCGGCCTATGCGGATATCCCTCTCGAGAACGGCACACCTGTACGGATATTGGGCCAAGTCGTGTGGTCTGGCGCCAGGCTGCGGGACGATGAGGCGGGGCAATGGGTACGGTCGTAATGTCCGACGGCAACGCTAATTTCCTTCAGAAAATTCTTAGACGACAACAACTAAAGTGCACCGGCTGACTCGAAAGCAACGATGCAGGGCCATTTGGAAAGCGCAACAGGGCTTGTTAATCAAGACTCGCCTTAATTCCAAGAGTAGGCTGCGTGCATTGGTTCTTCGCAAACACGGCAAGCGAGGAGCTGTGACTGTTGTTGTCCCGCAGACGGTCCGCATGCTGGGCGAGGAGCAACGACAGGAACTGATGGCCGTAATCGAGCGGGTTGACCAATTGTTCCTTGATGGGAAGTCCGTCAAGCTTGACTTCCGGAAGGTAGAATTCCTCCACCCATGCGGGACATTGGTGTTTCTCGCTCACTTTGATCGGTGGGCGGATTTGTACCGCGGGCGCCTCTTTGGGACTTATCCGGAGGATGAGGTGGTAGAGCAGCTTCTTCAGCACGTCAAAGTGATGGAACGCCTCGGCCTGGAGGAGCGCCGCCAAGTCACACATGAGCGAGTAAAGTTCTGGCACTTCAAGAGTGGGGCGACAGCGAACGCCGCCCCGTACAAAGATCTCGCGACCACTGTACGCGACAACATCGACCATCCTCAAAGCGCCCTATTTGCGGATTGCCTGAACGAGGCCGTCGCGAACAGCGTTGGCCATGCCTACGACTTTGAACGGCCTTGGTTGCCGCCAAAAAGTCATCGGAAATGGTGGGTGCTATCTTTGCTCAAGGATGATCACGTATTCGTAGCGATCTATGACCTGGGGGTCTCAATCCCCTCATCCCTTCGTAGAAAGCCCGAATGGGCAGACTACCTTAAGCTGCGCCCGTTGAAGGATAGCCGTCTGATCTCGTTAGCGGTAACGAGCAACCGGACCAGCACTAAGCTACCCAACCGAGGGAAAGGATTGCCGGAAATGCTAGAATTTTCGCAACAACTGGCATCTGGAGCGTTATCCATAGCAAGTGGCAATGGCGCTTACAAATATGACGCAGACGCAGCAAAGAGTACGCGTTATCGTCTAGATTGCCCCGTCCGAGGAACCTTGGTTCTTTGGCAAATTCCGTTCCGCAAGGAGCGCGGTGATGAAAACAATGATCTCAATAGCTAAAGACTTCTCGGAGTCCCCCATGGCTCGATATCGTCATGAGGGTCCAAACTCGGGCGAACGATTTCGTGATGATTACTTAGTGCCTGCATTGAAGCAAGGCTCCCCAGTCACTGTAGACTTGGATGGAGTCGTCGGCTTTGGATCGTCATTTTTAGAAGAAGCCTTCGGCGGATTGGTGCGAAAAGGCTATCGCAAGCAGCAACTTGAGTCGAGCCTGAAGATCAATGCCAGTCTAGCGACCTATCGTGATCGCGTTTGGCGCTACATTGCCGATGCCGACAAGAAGGCCGGCCGGAAGTGACGTTTTCCGAACTCCTCAAAGACTATGCCGCACCCGTCGCTTGGCTGCTTGTAGCAGGAGGTTGGATCATCAACAATCGGCAAGCGAATGTCCGGGAAAGACGAAAGGAGATTCGCTCCGATATCGGTGATCTATCCACCGACATCAAGAGTACATTGGCGTTGTTGGAGAAGCACCGCGAGGCAATGTCGGATGCGGGCTACACGGGCATAACTGCCGTCAGCGTGCTAGCGTCGCTACGCGAAATTGATCTCCGCTTCGACCGGCTGATGAATCGACCGTACCGAGATAGATGTTCGATGATCAAGTCGATGTGTCAAAGCAAGCGAGAGGCATTCTACGATCTAGCCTCAGGTGACGAAGCAATGTCACTGCAGTTGCATGCCTCAGTGAAAGCGGAAGAAGTGCGATTAAGGCTGCACACAGCAGCTCATACTTTCATTGACAGCCTGCACCAGCTGTTCCTGGCAGAATTTGACCGTTAAGCCGAGGAAGCCACCTCCGGGTGGCTTTTTTGTTGGCGGCCAGCCAGATGAATGGCCGGCGGCACCTGCGCCCTACTTCGACTTGTGCAAGAGCACCATTGCGTCGCCTTTCTCGACCGCCGACTTCGCGGAAACGTCCGACAGCGTCACGAGGAATGATCCATTTGGCTTAGACGTCAGATTGCTGAACACGTATGGATCTTGGTCGACGAATACAGCGACCGCAGAGAACGGAAACTCCTTCCCTGTATCGTTCTTGACCTTGATCGCGAACTTCAGGTCCAGCTTCCCAACAGGGGATTTCTTCTGCGCGCTGTTGATCTTCGCCTTGATTGCATCAGGAACGCCCACCGATAGCAACCCCTTCTCGTTCGAGATGAGATTGATATGGGAATTTGAAGCCAACTTCCCGTCCATGTCTTTGTCGAGGAAGATGGGGAGGGAAAACCGCGCGAACGACTCGAACCCCTTGCGGTAGCACTCCTCATACTTCGCGTCCGAAAAGATTGCAGGGACTGCTTCCTGCACATCTACCAAGATCTTCGACGGCTGGCGCGAGTCTTCATGGCTCTGGCATGCGGGCACCTCCACGAGCAGATTGCCAGCAAGCTGCTTGGTCGGCGAATTCAACAAATCCGACAGGTTCACCTCTGTCTCGACAGTCGTCTTGCAGCCGACCACCATTGCAGCGCAGAGCACCGCCAGCGCGACCTTTCCTGTCCTTTTCATTGCTTCTCCTGATTGTTGAGGGGCCGACGCCCGGATAGTGGCCCTACTTTAACAATTTCAGACAACTCGTGTCCGCGGATTGCAACACGACGGCGACGCCGCGCATCCAAAACATTAGGCGCCGCCTATTGACAGAATATTAGGCGTCGCCTAATATTCACTCACGCGCTGCAAACACGGCGCAGCAACAAGCCCTCGGCCTCGTATCCCAGCGAGAGGACGTTACCGCCACAAAGTCGGGTGGGCATGGGAAGCAGCACCAGCAGTACCGCTCTTTAACAACCCGCAAAGCGATAGAACAGGCCGATGGTCCGTAAGGACGGCTAGGCCCCGGGCGCAACCCTCCACCCCGGACGAAAGATCAGAGGCTATCCATTCCCTTGACCGGCGAGTTGTATTGCTGGGCCTGCGGTGGATTGAAGAGGCAGCGCATGGACTGGAGCCGCGTTAGCGGGAGTAGCCAGGGGAGCGCTGCCCCAGATTTCATCTGCCTGCGCCGTGACAGGACGCAGACACATGAAGAGGAAATGCGGATCCCGGCAAGGCAGCAATCCCTTGTCCCCCGCGACTCGCCGCCCGACGAGAGATAAAGACTTGGGCCGCATTACCGGACGCCAAGAAGCAATCGGGCCGCGTGGCTGCGTGAACGCCACGGCATGGGAATTTGGGAACCCCGTGCGCGATTCGAGAACGACTGACCCAGCAGCGCCGGATACGTACCCGGCCGCGAGCCTGTAAACAGCCGCGCACAGGCCCATGGGGGACATGGTCATAGCCCCGTTATCAGCCCGCCCCCTGAGCGCCGGCCGACGAATGAATCCTCATTACCTGCCTCGGGTTTCGGGGCCTGGAGACTTCCATGAACGAAAGCCGCATCAAACGTCGCGCCGCGCGCATCGGCGCAGTAGGCCAGGAGTACCTGCTGAACGTGTCGAAGCTCCGCGCCGTGGTGCGCGACTACTCGCGGGACCGCCTGCCCGGGTACCGCGTGAACGCGGCAAACCGCCGGAGCGCACAGGACGCGCTGTTCAAGGAGCGCCGGTTCTGGTTCGGCGACCGCTACAGCGCGCCGGTCAGCCCTGCGGCGCGCGCGGCGCTGCGTGTGGCCTGCGACGTCGGCACAGATTTCATGGCCCTCCGCGCGGCGCTGATCCCCGGTTACTACGTCCGCTTGCTGGCGGGGTGCCGCACGCCCGCCGCGCCGCGCGCCGGCGTCCTGGCCGCGGCCTACGAAAACGAGTCGAGGAACTGAGCCATGAACGCCCGCCAATCCTTCGAATCCTGGGGCGACGATCCGTCGCGCTTGTCCACCTATGGCGACATGGGCGACGAGAGCGATGCCGACGCGCCCAGCGTCACGCAAGAGCGTGCTGTGGCCCTGGTGGTGGCCTGCCTGGGCAACGAGACGGCCGGGGCCTTCGGCCAGTCGGCGCGCATCTGGGGCGAATGCCTGCTGGACCAGTTGGCCGACAACCAAGCGGCGGTCGCGCTGGTGCTGCTGGCCGGCGCCACCACGCCGAGCGTGGGCCGGTTCCTGGCCAAGAACCTGGAGAACTTCATCCACGCCGAGGCCAACCGCCTGCTGGCTGACATGGACCCGGGCGAAGCGGAGGCCTACCTGTGATCGCCTTCGTAATCATCGGCGCCCTGTGGCTGTACGACGCCATCGTCGAATGGCGGACCCGGAAATGACCGCCCTTTCCATCGCAGGCCTGTGCGCCGCCCTGTACCTGATTGCCCTCGCTGGCGACGCCGCGATGGCCCACCTGAGGAAGTCAGCATGACGACGAAACACACCGAGGGCCCGTGGCGCTGGGAGTTCAACGCCGAGCACCGAAGCGTGCATCTTGTTGGTGGCCGGCCGCAGTACGACCTGACCGTCATGGACTTCACGCGCTGGGGCATGGCGGGCGCGGGCATTCGCCTGCGAGAACTGAGCGAAAGGGGCATGGACCTCCTGCACAAGCTGCACGAGCGCCCAGACTGGATAGCGCCATTCCCCGGCCGAGAGCACCACAGCCATTGGCGCGCCGCGGTTATTCACCCGGACATGCGCCTGATCGAGGCCGCTCCGGATCTCTTGGACGCGCTGGAAACGCTGATCGGCATGGACGTCGCCTATCAACGTGGCCCACGAGTGGAAATGGCGGTAGCGGACGCTCGCGCCGCCATCGCCAAGGCCAAGGGAGAGCAGCGATGATCCGCCGCCTTCTTGCGCTCTGGCGCCGGGCGCGCTGCACCGGCCGCGACCTTGACTGGACAGGCGTCTCGGCGCTGGTCGCGGGCGCCTTGATGCTGTTGACGACCGGCGTCATCGGCCCCACCCCGAAATCCACCCTCACCGCCTGCGAAGGCTGCGGCAAGACCGCAGTCGCCGCGAAGGACTGACATGACCGAAGAAACCCAACTCGCCGAGCTGCCGCCGCTGGAATCGGCCCTGCAGGTCTACTCCAAGCCCGGCGGCCTGGACCCTTGGCTGGAAAAGATCCGCGCCGAGGTCACCGGGCACGTGCCGGACCTGAAGACGAAGAAGGGCCGCGACGCGATCGCCAGCCTGGCGTTCAAGGTGCGGAAGGCGAAGACCGCTCTGGACGGCCTCGGCAAGGAGCAAGTCGATCGCCTGAAGGAAATCCCGAAGAAGATCGACGCCGAGCGCAAGCGCATGCGGGACACCCTGGACGCGCTGGCCGACGAGGTGCGCGCGCCTCTCAACGAATGGGAGCGAGCTGAGGAAGCCCGTCTGCAGCGCCACAGGGACGGAATCGACGGAATCGCCACTCTGATCGTCAACTGTGGCGAGTCGGTCGATTCCATCCGCGCCGCGATCGCAGCGGTCGAAGACGTCGCCATCGGCCCGATGTGGGAAGAGTTCGAACCGGAAGCCGCACGAACCAAAGACAAGGCGCTGGCCGGCCTGCGCGACCGGCTGGCCGCGCGCGAGAAGTACGACGCCGAACAGGCCGAGCTGGCCCGCTTCCGCGCCGCCGAAGCAGCGCGCGAGCAGAAGGAGCGCGAAGATCGCATCGCCCGGGAAGCCGCCGAGAAGGCCCAGCGGGAAGCCAATGAGCGGGCCCAGGCCGAACGCGACGCCGCCGCGCGCCGTGAGGCTGACGCCCTGGCTGCCGCCGAGACTGCCCGCCTGAACGCCCAGCTTGCCGAAGAGCGCCGCGCGGCCGCCGAAAAACAGGCTGAGATCGACCGCCTGGCCGCCGCCGAGCGGGAGCGTGTGGCAGCTGAACAGGCAGAACAACGCCGAATCAAGGCAGCCGAGGACGCCGCCGCGGCTGAGCGCAAGCGCATCGCCGACGAACAGGCCGCGGAGGCCGCCGAGGCTCGCCGCCGCGAGGAAGACAAGGCGCACAAGGCAAGCATCAACCGAGCCGCCCTGAATGCCTTCGTCGCCGGCGGCATGCCCGAGGGCTGCGCCAAGCAGGCGATCACGCTTATCGCCAAGGGCCTGATCCCCAACATCCGAATCACCTATTGAGGACGCCATGATCGAAGTTATCGACGCTCCGGCCCGCGCAGTGGCCACGCAACCCGAGCAAGCCGCAGGCCAAGTCGCTGTACTCGCCGCCAATTCGCCTATGGGCATGATGATGGCCGCGGTGAAGCAAGGCATCCCCCTGGATCAGATCAAAGAAATGATGGCGATCCAGCGCGAATGGGAGGCCGACGAAGCACGCAAGGCATTCAACGATGCCTTCGCCGCGTTCAAGTCCGAGGCCGTGGAGATCATCAAGCGCAAGCAGGTCGAGTTCAAGACCGACCGCGGCACCACCAGCTACAAGCACGCCGAGCTGTCCGATGTTGTCACGGCCGTGGGCCCTGCCCTGTCCAAGCACGGCTTCGCGTGGGGCTGGGACGTCGAACAGAAAGATGGGCGGATCCACGTCACCTGCACGCTGGTGCACCGCCTCGGCCACGAGAAATCCGTGACCCTGAGCGCGCCGCCCGACGAAAGCGGGAAAAAGAACACGATCCAGGCTATCGCGTCGACCACCACCTATCTGGAGCGCCACACGCTGAAGGCGGTTTGCGGCATTTCCGAAAAGGGCGACGACAACGACGGTGCCGGCGCGGATGACGCGGCCTTTGATCTGCGCGACGAGTGGATCAGCAAGCTGGCCCAAGCCGAGACGCAGGAAGCCGCGGCCGACATCTGGCAGGCGGGCTGCAAAGCGATCGAACCCACCAACAATCTAGCGGCGTTTGCAGCGTTCAAGCAGGCCTATGGCGACAAACGCAACATGCTCAAGCAGGAGGCCAAATAATGGACCCGATCATCCACACCGCCCCGCAAGGGTCTCAGGAATGGCTGGACGCCCGCCGCGGCGTCATAACCGGTAGCCGCTTCAAGGACGCCCGGTCCAAGCTGAAAGCCGGGGGGCCGTCGAAAGACTGCCTCAAGTACGCGATGGATGTCGCGCGCGAACGTGTCGGCGGCCGAGCACCGGAAATCTTCGCGAACGCAGCTATGCGTACGGGCACGGAGCAGGAGCCTTTTGCGCGGGCTGCCTACGAAGCGAAGACGGGCAACTTTGTCGATGAGGCGGGATTCATCACCACGGGCGACGGCCTGTTTGGCGTGAGCGTGGACGGCCTCGTCGACGACGACGGCGTCATCGAGATCAAGACCATGGTTTCGTCCGACACCCTGTTCACCGCTGTGGTCGACGGCGACATCAGCGCCTACATCGATCAATGCAACGGCGCCATGTGGCTGTTAGGGCGCAAGTGGGTGGACCTCGTTCTGTGGGCGCCCGACCTAGAACCCATCGGCCGGCACCTCACGACCATTCGCATTGAGCGCGACGACGACGCCATCGAAGAGCTGGAATCTGACCTGATGGCGTTTGAACGCCTGGTCACGAAATACGAAAACCTGCTCAAGAAGGAAGCCGCGTAATGGCCAGCGTCAACAAAGTCATCCTGGTGGGCAACCTGGGCCGCGACCCCGACGTCCGCTACAGCCCCGACGGCGCGGCCATCTGCAACATTTCCCTGGCCACGACTTCCAGCTGGAAGGACAAGGCCAGCGGAGAAAAGCGCGAAGAGACAGAATGGCACCGCGTTGTGATCTACGGGCGCGTGGCCGAGATCGCCGGCGAGTACCTGAAGAAAGGTCGCTCCGTCTATCTGGAAGGCCGACTCAAGACGAGGAAATGGCAAGACAAGGACACAGGTGCTGACCGCTACAGCACCGAAGTCATTGCGGACCAGATGCAGATGCTAGGCGGCCGCGATGAGAGCGGAAGCGGTGGCTACGACGATGCACCGCGCCAGCCGGGCGCGCCGGCGCAACGCCAAGCACCGCGGAACAACGAGTACGCCAACCAACGCAGCGGATCCGCACCGCAATCGGCCCCGTCGGCCAACCTGGCCGACATGGATGACGATATCCCGTTCTAATACCTGCTCAGGACCGCTAAACGCGCCGTCTTGGTTTGTATTGAGAAACCTCATCTTCGAATCGACGCATGAACAGCTTAGCTTTGGCAGCTAGTCGACTCAGTTCCGTTTGCAAAGAATGCTGAATGTTGGCAGCTTTTGGGTCATCTAGGTTGTTTCGAGCCATTCTTTGCAATACATCTGAGGTGAGATTTGCGCGATTGAGAATGCTCAGCGCAGGCTCGGAAACCAATGCGTAGGGAAGCTCATGAATTGGGATCATCTCCAAGGCCTCGATTCCCACACGTAGAGGGAGAAGACGCCTTTCGGCCGAATGGGCTCTTAACTCTGGAGTTCTCTTTAACGGGATTTCCTGGTCTGCTCGAACGATCATCTCCACTGTACGCCTAAGCAGCGTCTGGGCACCAAGCAACTGCGTATATGCATCGCTTGCCGCCCGGTCTTCGTTCGCGTTCAACGTCAGAGTATTCACCCGCATTGATACACCTGCTTGGTGTCTACCAACAAGAACCGCCGCAACGATGGCGGCAATTGATCCTATGGCCTGCACCCAACTCGCCCATTGCGCGCTGTCTTTCGGCCAGTTGTTGAAAAGTACCGCGCAAAAGCCAAGCCAAAGCAGCAGCAACAGAACCTGATACCCCTTATGCATATGCGCCTCCTCTAGGAGCGCGCATCGTACCCGATTGCCTCAAGTACCGAGGCTCTATAGACCTTCAACAAGAGGAAGCCACCGCATGAGCGCCCCCAGCACAGAAACCAGGCCCCAGATCATCGGCTGGCACTGCGAGGGCACCTTCCCCGCCCTGTTCACGGACTCCGTCTCCATCGCCAAACGCTGGATGGAATCGGGACAAAAGGTGTCCGCCATGGTTCGGGCCTCCAGCGCCTTTCGAGCCATCACCGCGGAAGATGCTGAACTCGTCGACCGCCGCCCCCTTGTCGTCGGCTGGGCTTCCCCCGCCACCACGGCAGCGCGTAGGGATGAGCAGACCGACCGCGATGCAGCCTTCGAAGCCGTGCGCAAACGCCTGTGCGCGCTGCCCCGATACAGCTTCTGGATCGGCGATCACGGAGGCGTGAAGCGGGTTGAAGATCGGTCAGGCGCCTGGATCGACTTCGACGCCGCGCATGAGCTGTTCGACCCCGTTTCGGTTGACGCCGCCATTGCCGCCCAGCAGGGCAAAGGGGGTGAGTGATGGGCATCAAGACATTCACCGTCAAAACCTGCGACCGATGCGAGCGGGAAATAGACGACGAAGCCAAACACAGCGAATGGGGCGAGGCGCAGCTTAGCTGGCGCGGCCATACCGCAGGGCGCGCATGGAACGGGGACGTTGGCGGCGCGAATTTCGAAGGGAAGGCGCTTTTGTGTCTGCCCTGCACGCGCCTGTTTCAGCAATTCATGACGCCGTTTAGCGCCCGGCCTGCCGCCCAGGTCCCGCAGCAGGGAGAGGCGTGATGGAACTCCAACTCGAAGAATCCTACGCGATGGATGACTCTTGCCAGATCCAATACTGGGCGCGCGGTCATTGGTCCTGGGGTGAATTCGTCACTGCTGTTCAGGACCGCATTGCACGGGAGGAGCGCGATATTCCCAGCTGGGTCATCGTGCAAACGCCGATCAAGCAGGTCTATCAGCGCACCGTGCCGTGCCGCGATTCCATCGTCGGCGATACCCGCTACGTGCATTCGGACAAGCCTGGACGCGGCGCCACCGCCGTAACCATCATGGATTTCTGGTTCCCGATGCACGCCTATTTGCCGGCCAAGCAGCAGCCCTCCACCAAGGAAAAGATATGACCAACCAGATCAACACTGCGCAGCTTGTCGTGACCGCCGGCCAGATCCTGGCGCTGGAGCGCCGCAGCAACATGACGGACGATGAGGCATTGCGCTTTGGCCGCTCCGTGGAAACCGCCCTGCTGTCCAAGCTGCGCGCCCCTGTAGCCGATGAGCTGCCCGAGTGGAAGCAAATCTCGGCTAAGTTGGGGCGCGGCGAAACGCTTAGCCCGCTGGAATTGTTCATCCATGAAAACGAACCAGCTGGCGACGACGCCGACGCGTGGCGAGATCAATTGGACGCCGCCCTGGCAAGCGCCCCTGTAGCCAGGCCGAAGCGCGCGCCGGCCGATGATTGGCGGGTTACGGCTATCGCTGAGTGCCTAGAGGCAGAGTGGGATGAAATGACCCCGGATCTGGCTGAAGCCAACGCTAGGATCATCGTCGGATACCTGATCGACTATGAAAAGGAATCGGCGCTGATCGAAGCCAAGCGTGCAAGCGCCCCTGTAGCCGGGGAGGCGGACGACGAAGAGGCGACCGATGCATGGCGACGGCTCGCCCTGCAATTCGACGGCCACCGTATGCAGGCGCTGTGCCACCTGCGCGCCATGCTGGCCGATCCGCAGGCACACGCCGAGCGCGCCGCCGAATTTCTGGCCGCGCCGCCCCTGAGTGGCGAGCAGGTGCTTGCGGATCGTATCCGCGCTCTTGCCGCGCCCCAGGCCAGCGAGGCGGTGCGCGATGCGCTGATGGCTTTCGATGAAGCCATGAGACTTTGTGACGACTTCCCCGAATTGCAGCACCATCGCGACGCGCTGCTGTTCGCCGTGCAAAAGGCTCGCGCCGCCCTGTCCGCGCAACCGGGAGCGCAGAAGGAGCAGAGCGATGCGTGATTCCAACCTCGCCGCCTCGCGGCGCGCCCTGCGCCATATCCCCGTCAATCCGCCGCGCGCCGGTTTCCCGGCAGAGCGCATCTATTTGGAGCTGTGGCGGGAGTACCTGCGCAGCAATCATGACGCTTTGCGCGAGGTCTTCGGCGACCTCTGCCAGCCAATAGACCAACGCGGCGCACGCGTGGCGGCCTCGTTCATGGTCTGGATGGGCTGCAATGCGGGGCAGTCGTTCACGCATTTGGCGGAGCGGCTGGCGCAGTCTGGCGCCTTCACCATTCGCGAGCACGCTTTCCTGGCCGCCTGGGCAGTCGAGAACAGGCGCATCCGCTGGCTGAATTGTGGAGTGATCTGCACGGAAGCCATGCTCACGCCTGGCGGCATCCCGCGCATGACCGAAATGGTTTCCTACAGCGTTGACTGGCGCCGGATGCACTCGCCCACGCAATACGACAACGACGTCCTGGTGTGCATGGTGTGCTGGTGGTCGGGCCATTCGGCGCAAGCGTTGCGCGCCAGCGCACACCGCCAGATCGAGGCCGAGCACGCGAAAGAGCGTGCCGGTTGGATGACCAACGGACAAACCCACCCCAAGCAGCACAACGACGGAGGCGCCGAGAATGGCTGACCTGCATCTGGCCCTGAAGGGCGAATATTTCGACGCCATCAAGGCGGGCACCAAGACCGAGGAATACCGGCTGTGCACGCCGTATTGGATGAGGCGGCTCGCCAGCCCGTTCGGCCTGTACGAACGCATCGTGCTGACGCGCGGCTACCCGCCCCGCGACGATGCCGCCCGCCGGCTGGTGCTGCCCTGGCAGGGCTACACCATCAAGACCATCACGCACCAGCACTTCGGCCCGGACCCGGTTACGGTCTACGCGATCGGCGTGCGCATCGACAACAAGGAGCAGTAATGGCACACGCAGCCCAACACCAAGCACCGGCCGCGGCGCCCGCCGCGCAGGTTGCTATTCACCCTGACGGCCTGTACCGCTGGGGGCAATTCGCGGCGCTCGTGCCATTCTCTCGGGAGACCTGGCGCCACCGCATTCTGCAAGGCCGCGCGCCGCGGCCGGTGTCCCAGTCACCGAACTGCACGGCGTACCGGGGCGCGGATATCCTCGCCTGGCTGGCCGATCCTGATGGCTATCAGGCCGTTTCGAAGAACTGAATTGAGGACGCAATGGCTCGTCAAGTAGTACCGCTCACAGACCCCAAGTGCCGCCTGGCCAAGTTCAGCACCGCCGGCGGAAACAAGCTGTTCGATGGCGGAGGCCTATACCTTGAGGTGCTGCGCTCCGGCGCCAAGAAATGGCGCATGCGCTATCGCAGCCCCCAAACGGGTAAGGAAAGCATGCTCACATTCGGCGACTATCCAGCCGTGCCGCTGGCCCGCGCCCGCGCCGAGCGCGCGCGGGTCGACGAGCTGTTGGCGCAAGGTCTGGACCCGGTCGCTCATCGCCTTGAGGCAGAGCTGGCCGAGCGGGCCGACTCCGAGCGCCAGTTCCAGGCGGTGGCGGCGGAGCTGCTAGCGCTCAGGCAGTCCACATGGAGCGCTGGCTACCACGCCCGAATTTCGAACACGCTCAAGAACGACGCCTATCCCTACTTCGGCGCCGAACCCGTCGACGCAATACCCGGCAAGGTGGTGCTGGATGCTGCGAAGCGCATCGAAGCCCGCGGCGCGCCGGACATGGCTGAACGGTTCATCAGCGCCACCAGCATGGTGTTCCAGTACGCCGTCGGTACCGGCCGCGCGCCGGCCGATCCCACCCAGGGGCTGAAACGTTTCTTGGACCCACGCGCGCCGGTCAAGCACTTCCCCCACGTGAGCGAGGCCAGTCTGGGCACTCTCATCACGCGCGTGAAAAACTACCACGGGCGGCCCGAGACGCGCATCGCCATCCAGATCATGATGCACACCTTCCCGCGCACCAATGAGCTGCGCTGGGCGGAATGGACGGAGCTGGACAGGCCGGGCGCGCTATGGCGGATCCCGGCGGGCAGGATGAAGGGGACGCTGGTCACCAAGGAGAACGGCGCGGACCACATCATCCCCCTGTCGCGCCAAGTGCAGGGCCTGCTGGACGAGCTGTCTCAGTACACCGGCCGGTACCGCATGATGTTCCCCGGGCTGCGCGACCCGGCCAAGATTCCGATGAGCGCAGAAACCATCAACAAGGCGCTCAAGATTCTGGGCTTCGAGGGTGAACAGACCGGCCACGGTTTCAGGGGACTGGCTTCGACAATCATGAACGAGCGCAGCGGCGCGCGGCCCGAAGTTATCGAGCGGCAACTGGCGCACAAGGAGCGCAACTTAATCCGCCGTGCGTATAACCATGCTGAATATCTGGATGAGCGCCGGCAGCTCATGCAGTGGTGGTCCGATTATCTTGACCAGTGCGTAGGGACACCAGAAAAATGA